TTACTCATAGAAAAGACGGCGGTACTGAAGAAGAAAGCAACTTGATTACGCTGTGTAATCCCTGTCACAGGGAAGAACATAGGCAAAAGGAGTTAAAGTGAAAAGATTCATAAATACCCGCATTTCTATAGATATAGAGAGCGGCAAGGTTCTAAGTCGTGAGGGGTTTTACTATGACGGCCCCTTAGCGGAGGCAGTAACGGGCTCAACGCCAGTCAAGATTGCGGAAGTGCCTCATTGCAACGGCGGCAAGCTGGAAATATGGCAGTCAACCGTAACCACTACGGGTATTGCGGCGGCGACTCAGGAGATTGAAACCTTTGCCATTACCGGCGCGCGCACAGGTGACATGTGTTGGGCGACTCTCGAAGCGCCTGTCGTCAATCTCAACATGCAGGGAGCGAAGGTCACGGCCAGCGATGTCGTGTCCGTGTATCTGGAGAATAATTTCGGCGTCACAACGGCGCTCGGCACCAGCGCCCCGGTTGTCAATATCTTCGTGCTGAAGCGGGGAATCGGCAGCTAAGTGAAAATCGGCGTCGGCATCGTCCACCAGGGAGAGGTCAAGTTTCAAACGATGCTCTCCCTGGTGTCCGCGGTGATGAACTGCCTCAATATTGCCGACTTTGTTTTTATCGGCCCGGAGGACGCGCTCGTGCCGTGGGCGCGTGAGGACACTTACAAGATTGCCCTGGAGCGGGAATGCTCGCATTTGCTGTTTTGCGATACCGACATGAAATTCCCGAGCAACACGATTCAGCAAATGGTGGAATTGAAAAAAGATATTGTCGGCGTGTGGACGTTCAAGAAGAAATCCCCCCCACAACCCACGGTACACGTCAGAGAAGAGACACCCGATAGTTATATTTGGCGAAACGCCACCGCGGACGAAAGACCCACGGAGCCGTTTTGCCGTATGGCGGGCCGATCTATCGCCGTCGGCACCGGGCTGATGCTGATCGATCTGGAGAAAACCAAACAGCTAGAGGTGCCGCGCTTCCGGGCCGACTACGGCGGGCCGGGGGAGGATCTTTATTTTTGCAATCAGGCGTTAAAGGCAGGGCTCGAAGTCTGGTGCGACCCGAGGCTTCACGTGAAACATATTGGGGATTTTGATTATTGAATGGAGTTAGCCGAATTATATCGCAAAATTACCGACTTGAGCCACCCGATTTGTTCACAATGTGTGCCCCCCTTTCATTGTTGTGCGCCTGTCGGGTGCGCTCAGGCGATGGTGTGGGCCCGGAGCAAATACGCAGTTCAGCTTGAGTACACGAGCGATAACGCAATCAGCACCTTGCCTTATCTTACCAAGACCGGCTGCACCGTGGCGCCGCACCATCGCCCGCTTTGCTCGCTGTGGTTATGCCCAGAGGCCGAGGAACGGGCACCGGATGAATACTGGGAACTCAAAAAGACGATAATGGAGAGAGAACTATGCCAAAAGTAGAAATAAAATCGAAACTTACGACCGAAGCGGCGATGGCGAACCTGACCGACGCCGAAAAACGGTCCTTGGCGCTGAAACTGCTGGAGGAAACAGACCCGCAGGTAGCGGACGCCGTTCATTTGGCCGAGCAGGAGCGCGACACTCAGGCAAAACTTGACATGGCGCAGCACGATGAGGAGAAACGGCAGCGAAACGAGAAGCATTACTGGATAGAAATCAACCGGCGCGGCCCGGAGGACGCGGAGAGCCATGTTTTTGTCGGCGCCGGCGGCGTTTCCTACTGGATACAGAAGGATGTGCCGGTGCCGGTGCCTAAATCCGTGCTCGACGTGCTCGATATGGCCGTAATTACCGGCCATGTGCCGGTTACGGATGAGGGGCTAGGCGTTAAGTTCATCAAAAAGATTAAATTCAAGCGCTACCCGTATTCCAGATTGAGCGAAGCAACTGATGACGAAATTACCAAATTTCGCGCCGAGCAGGACGATCTGAGAAAAGCGGCGGACGATACCGCGATCGGTCAGGAGATGGCTAAAGCGCAGTTGCAGCGCGAATCCTTGTTACACCATGATGATGCGCCTTTTATTCCGGCGTATTTGCAGGGAGAGGTGGAAAAGCCAGTTTGAAGAAATCGGAAATAATTAATTCCGTAGTTGAGCTCGTGCAAGACGCCAGCGGCCCGATGCGTCAAAACATCGGCCGCTGGGTAAATCTTGTCCTTGACGATATAGCGAGCCGGGGTTTGCTCCATTCCCTGCAACGCGAGGAACGGGCTTCGATGATTGCGGGTAACGGCGCCGATATGAACACGGGGCGAAACTACGACCTCAATACTGACACGGATAAAGTCTACAAAGTGTTTATTCCGGCCCTCGGCAGCGATGCGGCGTTGAAAAAGATTAGCCAAGACGAGTTTCTACGGCAAATGTCGATCGACGGTTTTATTATGACGGGCAAGCCGCGCTATTACTGCATATTCGGGCTTAAAACGCTGCGCTTGCACCCGATACCATCGCTCGACGTTGCGCCAACAACCCCGACCGAACTGCAAAAGCTCTATGTCTGGAAGTACAAAGATCCGGCATCGTTGACAGAGAACGACGACATCACCGAATGGAAGCTAAAGCACACCCCCTGCATCGTAGCGGGCGCCTACGCTTACGGTGCGCGGTTCGATGCGCTAGGGGATTACGCCACGACTAAAGCAGAGTATGAAAACCTGATTGTGAGGATGTTCCACGATCAGGAAAGCGATCCGGATATGGCTCATGCAACGGCTTACAACGATTACTAGGAGGAAATATGGCAGACAATAATCACGACCCGACAGTAGTAGGCGGTCTTCAGCCGATCTATTGCCCGCAGTGTAACCAGGAAGTGAAGCCGCTCGACTCTTATCAACTGAGCAAGGATAACAAGCGCTATCACTACCCGGAGTGCTGGCAGCGCTTTGAGTTAGGTTTACTGCCTACTGGTGTTGCGGCAGTATTCCCGGTTGCGCCTGTAGAGAAAGACGCGCCGAGCCCTGCAAAGAAGAAATAGTTAAACGCCAATGGCACTGAAACCCGAAATACTTTCTTCATTTTCGGGTGGGACCAATCTTACCGGCCAGCCACTTAATATCGGCGAGAATGATCTGCTCGGTTGCCAGAACATGTATCCGGTTGCGGCCGGGTATCTTATAGGCAGAGGCGGGCAGAGCACTTACTCAGTTATTGATGCCAATCCGGTTAAATCCCTCTATCGTTTTTATAAGCAGAGCGGGCAAGGAATCACGCTGGCAACAAGCGGGCAGTTTATCTACCGCATAGACGATACCGGCATACCTTCATTTGTTTCCGGCCCGTACACTTCCGGGCAGCGCTTTTCTTTCACTACATGGTCCAGCAAGGATAAAGTTTATTGGACTAACGGTATTGATCCTTTGACATCCTGGGACGGCACCACGGTTACGGTTGTTGGCGGCTCTCCTCCTATCGGCTCTCAGGTAGAAATGTATTTGCAACGGCTCTACATGCTTGAGCCCAATGTCGTCGCGTTCAGTGATTTGAACGTGGACAACGTATGGCAAGGCGCGGCGCTGCTCAATATCGCGGACAATAAGGGCGGCACGGGGCAATTCTTAAAAGCAGCCAACGACATGTTGATAGTCGGCAAGACTTCCGGCCTGTGGCGTCTTCAAGGATCGCCGCTACTAGGCAACGTCTTTCGGCAGTATTCCGATGTTGGCTGTATAGCTCCACAGTCAGCCGATGTTGTAACGGTGGTAAATAACGGTCAGGTGATTCCTGTAGGGGTGGCGTTTCTCGGCAGGGACGGCGTTTATGTTACAGACGGCAATACTACTACCTTAATTAGCGACAAAATAAACCCGGTCTTTACAGGCTACTTCACCGGAGCCGTAGGAAAGTATTACCCCAAACGCCGCCAGTACCTGCTTAGTTTCGACACGGCTGGCGGCGCCAATGACACGCTTTGGGTGGGTACTAATATTGATACCCAGGGCTCACATATCGCATGGACCGAATACACCGGGTTTAACTGTGATTCGTTCACGGTGTTTGACGGGGCCAACGATAGCGGCGAGCTCCTAGCCGGACTCTCTACTGCGGGTCAAATAAGAAAGCTCGATACCGGCACGCAAGATGTAGGGGCGAATTATACTTGTTCCTTGACTACTCGCTACTTCGGCACTTCATTCCACAATCAACAAGTGCGGTGGTTAAAGCCGGTATTCGATGCCACCAAGCCGGTGCATTACCAGATTGATTATTTTCAAAAGCAAGTATCGGCCGGAAATATATCCGTAGACGCTCCCGCTGGATTTTGGGACACAGGAACTTGGGATGTTGGGACTTGGGGCGGAACGTCTTTCAACGGCGCGCGGACATCAGTGCTCGACTATAAGTATGGGCGATACTACAGCACCACTATTCAAAATACAGGCGATGGCCCGCTGTTTAAGTTCTTCTCGCTTGCCATAGAGTCAAGAGCCAAAGACAGACGGTTCCATGACGTGTTTAGTTTAAACCCGAGCCCGTAAAAACATGGGAATTATAAATAAAACTTATAC